CTCCAGTTGATTCTGCTGAATAGCTTCCATCTTCTGTTGGTATTCAGCTTGATCTTTTTGCGTTTGTTCTAATTGAGCTTGATTGAATTTGGCGAGTTCTTCTGCTTCAATCTGGTGCTTCCAGCTTTGATATAGACCGCCAGCCATGCTAGCTATTAAAACAATAATGAATGCATAGAGTTTTAATTTAAACAACATAATATCCTCCAGTGTTTCCAGTATTTATATATAATATTGGAGGAGCTAAAATGAGAAGGTTGAACGTGGATAACTTACAGTTGGTCTCTGAAGATATTATTGAGTTTTGTGCTGATCAGATAGCAGATGAGGACAACTCATTTAGAAGAATTCTTGATGCCGGTGATGAGTTTAGAGAAGCTGGACTCACTCCAGTATATCTTTGCTCCTATACACTCCAAGACCTTTTTGTAACAACAAAAGAAAAGTTGCAAAAAAAACTTCATTGACTATTGAAATTTCA